CACCAAATTCAATTTATATCTGGAGATACTATGCAACAACATAAACATGCAAAAATAATTCATGCTTGGGCAGAAGGATACACAATACAAAAGCTACATAGGTTATGTTGCGATAAGTCGTATAAGCAATGGGTAGATTGTGATACTACACCTCTATGGTTTGAAGACGAGCAATATCGTATTAAGCCAGTATCTGAAGATACAACACAGTAACCAAAGGGGTTCTCCGAACCCTAATATGGCTAATCATTAAATAACCTGGGAGGTTAAATGGCATTTAAATATACCAATAATTCTAATGTCAGCTTGCCCTTAGCAGTATGGCTAATGGAAGATGATTATGATTATGATGATAGAACTAACCTAATTAGTGCAACATCATTACTAAAACCCACTAGAGCACTAGTACTTAAAATTCAAAATATCGGATTAGATAAAGAAGTCGATATTACAGAATTAGTTAGTGCCCGTATGGGATCCGCTTTACACGCTATTGCTGAGAAAGCATGGAATAATAAAGATAACATCAAGAAAGCTCTAGAAGCTATGGGAGCATCTAATGTTTTCGATAGATTTGTAATCAATCCTACTGGCGCACTAAACATAGATGCTATTCCTGTTTACATCGAACAACGTCACGAAACTGAAATAGATGGCTTTATTATTTCAGGTAAATATGACTTAGTGCTAGACGGTACTATATCAGACTATAAAAGTACATCAGTATGGACTTATATTTATGATTCTAATGCACTCAAATACACACAACAAGGCAGTGTATATAAATGGTTAGCTCCTGAAAGAATTACTGGAAATACTATTGATATTCAATTTATTTTCACAGACTGGTCATCAGCACAAGCCTTACGTGACAGTAACTACCCTCAATCTAGGGTATTAACTAAAAGTTACCCTCTGTGGTCTACTGACCGAACAGAAAGTTATATTAAAGCTAAACTAGCAGATATAACTAGGTATACTAGTATGACTCAAGATGAACTTCCTAAATGCACTTCGGAAGAACTATGGGAATCTGCAACTAAATACAAATATTTCAAGAATCCTAATGCTCAAAGAGCTACTAAGAATTTTGATAATTTAGAAGCAGCAAATCAGCGTATGGCTGATGACGGGATGGTAGGAACAATTAAAACAGTACCAGGGGAAGCTAAAGCTTGCCGTTATTGCGAAGTTGTAGGTATCTGCAAACAAGCACAATTATTAGAGGCTGCTGGTCGCTTAACACTATAGAGGAAACACTAAATGTCGAATTATTTTAAATTATCGGAAGATATTGTAGATATACTTGTCGCTAAAACACAGTCACCTAACAGACACTTCTTTAGAATTTTGACTGCTTATTACTTATCTAAAGTAGCATCAATGATGCGAATTAACATTCAAACCCAAGATAGAGGAGTAGTTCCTGTAAACACTTATGCATTAAATTTAATGCCTTCAGGTGCTGGTAAAGGACACTCAACTAATATCATGGAAGAGCTTATTATTGAAAAGTTTCGTAATAGCTTCTTGGAAACAGTATTCCCGCATCAAGCTGCACTTAATATCAATAGATTAGCTAAGAAAGAAGCTCTTAAAACTGGCGAAGATATTGAAGAATGTAAGATTAAATTACAAGATGAGTTTGAGAAATGTGGTGAATTATTATTTAGTTTTGATTCAGGTACAGCACCTGCAACAAAACAGATGAGACATAAACTATTATTAGCTGAAGCCGGTTCTATGAACCTAGAAATGGATGAAGTAGGCAGTAACATTCATAGTAACTCTGAAATGCTAACAACATTCTTAGAGCTCTATGATGTAGGCAAGGTTAAGCAGAAACTTATTAAAAGTACCTCTGAAAACAAACGTAATACTGATTTAGCAGGTAGAACTCCTACTAATCTGATGCTATTTGGCACACCTACTAAATTATTAGATGGCGGTAAAACTGAAGAAGACTTCATGACTATGCTAGAAACAGGTTATGCACGCAGATTACTATTTGGTTTTGAAAACCAAGCTACTACTATGTCTAAATTATCTCCTGAAGAGCAGTACAATCAACTGATTGATCCTGCACAAGACCATAAAGTAGAAGCAATTAGTAATCATATTAGTTCATTAGCTCGATTAGCTCGATTTAATAATGTATTAACTTTAGATAAAGATAACACAATATTACTATTAACTTATAAAACAGCGTGTGAAGAGAAAGCTTTCGAACTAAAAGCTCATCAAGAAACACAGAAAGCAGAAATTGCGCATAGGTACTATAAAGCTCTTAAATTAGCAGGAGCTTACGCATTCGCAGATGGTGCAAAAGAAATCAAAGAAGAACATCTAAATACAGCTATACAATTAGTTGAAGATTCTGGTGTACACTTTCAACGTGTTATGAGCAAAAAAGGTAATCATATACGCCTAGCTGAGTACATTGCCGATGTAGGCACTGAAATTACTCAAGTAGAACTAAGTGATGAATTACCCTTTTATCGTGGAGATAAGCGTAAATTAGACCATCTAATGACTTATGCTATTGCTTATGGTTACAAAAATAATATTATTGTTCGTAGATACGAAACAGATAGTATTGAATTCTTCTCAGGTGAAGCCTTAAAGAAGTCAGACTTAGATAAGATTCATATATCGTATAGTGATGACATGACTAAAGGATACGAAACCCACACCGTTAGTTTTGATAAGCTACACCAGCTTGTTACCCAAGAGAATTTACACTACACATCTCATGGTTTTATAGATGGTCATCGTAGAGGTGACAATGCTATTCCTGGATTTGATTTATTAATATTAGATCTAGATGGTACTGTGCAAATGGAAACAGCTGCATTACTACTAGAAGACTACACATACATGTTTGCTACAACTAAACGACATACTGAAGAAAAGAACAGATTTAGAATAATACTCCCATTGAGTCATTATCTAAAATTATCCGCATCTGACTACAGTTCGTTTATGTCTAATGTATTCACTTGGCTGCCATTTGATGTAGACGGACAAACTAAAGATATTGCTAGAAAGTGGTTAACTAACCCAGGTAGTTACACTTATCATGAAGGCACTAAACTAGTAGATGCGACATTATTTATCCCTCAGACAAGCAAATCTGAGGACTACAATAAGAAAGTAATTGACGCAGGAGCTATTACTAATTTGGAAAGATGGTTCTTAGATAACATTGAAGTAGGTAATCGTCAAAGTATGATGTACCGCCTAGGAATGATATACATCGATAGTGGTGCTGACATGACTGAGTTAGATAAGTTAATGACTACGTTTAATAAGAAGCTTAAAGTACCACTACCTGAATCAGAATTGCGTTCTCAAGTGAACGCAGCATTACAATCAAAATTACAACGCAAAGGAGCATAATATGAATGATAACTTAGTACTAGTATGTGGTAAATCCGCATCAGGTAAAAGCGCCAGTCTTCAAAACATTAAGAACCCTGAAGGAGTACTTTACCTAAATTGTGAAAACAATAAGAAGTTACCTTTCAAATCTAAATTTATACAATACACGGTCACCGACCCTGAACATGTACCATTAATTATTACTACAGTAGAAAACGAAGGATCAGTAACTATTGCTGGTACTGAATACGATACAGCTAATATACATACTATCGTAATTGATAGTTTAACTTACTTAATGGATATGTACGAAAGCACTAAAGTATTAACATCTGCTGACACTATGAGAGCTTGGGGAGCTTATGGGCAATTCTTGAAGAATCTTATGGCACAAGATGTGGCGAAATCTACACGTAATATTATATTTCTAGCTCATACATCAGATGTGTATAACGAATCAGAAATGGTGAATGAAACTTTAGTTAAAGTTAAAGGTGCTTTAATGAATCAGGGTGTTGAAAGTTTCTTTTCAACAGTAATTAGCTGTAAGAAAATGCCTTTAGCTAAACTAAAGCTAGCTGACTCTAAACTCTACAATGTCAATGAAGATGAAGAGATGTTAGGATTTAAGTATGTTTATCAGACACGCCTAACTAAAGAAACTGTTAGCGAACGTATGCGCAGTCCAGTAGGTATGTGGAGTATCAATGAAACTTTTATTGATAATAATATTGAGCATATCTTAAAGAGGCTACACGAGTACTACGATGCCTAGAAAATTAAATAAACAACAAAAACAATTGCTTAATAGATATGGCTATTGTAACCATGAAAGTGAATTACCTAATGACGTATTAAAGCAGGTAATTAAATTAAATAACTATGATGAAGTGTACACGGATGTAACGAGATATTTATATGATAATTTCGTACAACTAAATGGTACACCATTGAGGTAGGTGTTTATGCGTTTGCGTAGAGTTTAGCCTAATAAACAAACTGGGATGTTTATAAAATAAAACTCAAGTTGCTAGTCATTCTGGCAGTCTATGACTTTAACTAAGACTGCCT